TGAGAACAATGAAATCAAAGCCGCTCTACGAATACCACCAGCAAGAACTGCATCTGCAATGTGACATACCATATCGTGAACTTCAATCGGTGTCATTTTATCACCATCTTCTTTAGCGTCCAACATACCTTTTAGTTTATGAAGACAATCTTTCAACGGTTGTGGACCTGGTGCCTTACCACCTGATGTTACAAGTTGAGCTCCTTTTGGTCTAATATCTGAAAAATCAAAATCAGGTGTTGACAAATGTTCACCAAAGTATGACTTCATCAATACTTTAATTGCATCTGCCCATCCTTCAATTGAATCTCCAACCAAGAATCTTCTTGTTCTATTTGGGTTTGGTTTTCTAATTTCAGGAAGTTTATCTACATGATGTTTTTGTACTGAATAACCAACACCTGTTCCACCTAATAATAGGAACATACTTTCCGCAAATGCGTCCAAGTGGTCAATTGGTAAATAAGCACAGTTGTAGATTCTGTTTGGTGAAATTTCAATTGGTTTACCACCGAACTGCATTGAGCGCATTGATGGTAAAACTTTTTTATCATAAACATACTTGTATACTTCCACAATTTCACCTGCTAGTTGTGGGTACTTTTTAATATGCATGTTCATGTTTCTTGTTACTAACTCTTCCCACGTTTCTCTCCTGTTTACATCAGGTAGGAATTTAGCGTATTTCATATACACCGTGAGGTCTGACAATATCTTTTGTGATGCGTCCATTTTTTATTTTTCTCCTTTTAATTTTTAATTAATTTGTTGTTTTCTTTTCGCCAATAATTCATTGACTCTGTTCCTATTTCGTTCTTCTTTTTGTTCCTCAAGACCCAAGAAAGTTACTGAACTTTCTGTATCAATTTCCATGAGTTCATTGTCAAACTTACAATTTTCAAACACGATACCATCACGTCCAATTCTTGATTTGGTAATAGCTATTGTTGCGAGTTTCATTTCTTTTTGTTGTAAACTCTTTGCAACTGATATGATAACGTGTCCTACTTGTGCCTTTTTAATTGAACCACCCATTTGGTCTGTAGTAACAACATCTGATGATATTGAACTTCTATTTCCTTGAGTCGCAGTCCATCCTGCTACATCCAATTCATGACACATTGCCTCAAATCCTCTCATCACAGAACCTTCACTTTTCCATTCATCCCCTAAGTTTTTGTCAGGAACAACACAATCAATATAATCTAAACTAATCATATCAATTTTTGTTCCTTCAGCAATCATCTTTCTAATTTGATTTTTGATTTGACTCATTGTTAAGGTGTCAGATGCATATTTTTTCAAAATCAACTTGTTTGTTGTATTTTCTTTAATATCTCTAACTTTTTCCATAACAACATCTTTGTGGAATGAAAGTTCATCAGGAGCAATTCCTGTCCAAAGTGTGAAGTGTTTTCTTTGGATAATTTTTGGGTTGTCCTCAAAAAATATTTGAAGAACGTTGTAACCTAAATTAAATGCGTGGTTACAAATTTTTGTTAAAACTGTTGTTTTACCAACACCTGTAGGTGCTAAGATTACACCCAACTCACCTTTTGCCAACCCACCTTTAAGTAGATTATCAATACCAGGAATTCCCATAGGAATTGGGTGTCTATAATCCTCATCTAACACTTGGTCCAAATTTGTAAATACATCATGTTCACCTTCTTCAATATCACCAACTTGAAGAGCCTTATTTACCATTTCTTCTAATTGGTCATAACTTTCAAAATCACCTTTATCTATAATTTTTTGAGCTTTAGTCATAACCTTTTGAAGCTCTTGTTGTTTACAGAATTTTAGTGCTTTCTCAATTACGAATTGGTGTCCTTCAAAACTTGCATCACGAATTTGTGTTAATGTGTCAAGAACTATTTTTCTCGCACTATCAGAACTAATTTCAGAACGAGTCAATTGGTCTAAAGTTTCAAACGTAGGAACACCTTCGTACTTTGAATAATACTCTTTAATCATCTGAACGATGATTTTGAAGTATTGATTATCAAAGTATTTGGAATCCAACACATCAACAATTGCACGTGCAAAATCTTTGTTAACAATAAGTTGATTAATAAGTTGAATTTGAAATGTGTTACCTAAATACCCGAAATTTTTCTCGCTTGACATACTTAATTTTATTTTGACTTGTGTTGATAAATACTATCAAGCGAGTTGATAATTCATATATTGTGTAGAAAAATTTTCACCTGAAAAAATGTCAGTTAACGACTTCAAAATGTTTTTTATCTCTGGTCGTATATCTACGGTGTATCTAGCCTTTGGTGGGTATACTTTGGCATCAAAACCCCTATGACAAATTGTCTGTTCTCCCATCTTAATATAGATGTAAAACCATTCAGGTCCATCAGTTTTTGACGTATTCATGACTGAAGGGTCGTTCATAATCAACTCTGCATTTTCATTCATGTAGTCCAAACTTTTGTCTCTCAAATAACTTTCCATGTAATCGGCAATGTCCTTTATGTAATCATAAAGTTCCAAACTGTACTTAGCAGTTTCATTGTAACCTTTAACATTGAAAAATCTTTGAACGACGATGTTGTCGTTGAGTTTAATTAAAAACTCCATTTTCGTTAAATCTTGTGTTTCTTTCATAATTAATTGTTGTTATTGTATCGTTTTTTTTCTTTTCTTGTTAGTTTCATAATAGGTTGTAGGAATTCTACCCAAGCGTCATCTTGTTTTGGTAAGTACTTAAAGAACCCATCTTCAATCATCATTTTCATTAGATTTTTATAACCCCTACCTTCGGGGTCCATATCTTCTGAGTAATAAAGTTCTACTTGTCTTTTAGCTTCTTCGGTCATTAAAGGGTTTGACAAACTAACGATTTTTTCACGAATATCGTAGTATTCCTTTCCGTAGGTACCTGACTTGGTTGTACCTGATAATAAATTTTTGAGTGGTTTGATTGTATCATTCTCATCTAAAAGTTCTTGTGTTCTTGTACAAATATAGTCAACATTAAGTTCTTGTTCAACTATCTCAGGAAAATATTTAATAAGTTTCTTTTCACCAAAGTTATATATTCCTTCAATATTATCAGACTTATCACCTAATAAAATCTTAACTAATTTTACATTACAGATAGGAACTTCTATTGTACCTAATTTAACCTTATGTTTGTCCGTAATCCATTGTTTTGTAATTGGTAAGTACATGTGTACTTTTGACGTGATAAGTTGTGTAAGGTCCTTATCTGAAGAAAGTATTGTTATTTTTTCTTCTTGACTAATTTGTGTATAATAGGCAATTAGGTCGTCACACTCGTGGTCATCAATACCAATTTGTCTAATGAACATTTCTTCAAGATATTGTTTCAATCTTTCTTTTTGCCCATAATAAGATTCTTTCTTTTCTTCGTTCATTGTTAAACGACGGTTTTCTTTATATTCAGAAAACAGTAACTTTCTTTGGGACGAGTTATTATTCCCGTCCCAAAAAACTATTACTTTGTCGTAGTTGTATTCCGATAGGAATCTACGAAGAACATTAACAAAGTGGAAAATACCCCCAATGTGTTTTCCTTCGTGGTAGAAATCTCTAACCCCGTGAAACCCAATTTTGAATAAGTTGTCTCCGTCAACTATTAAAGTTTTTACCACTTGTTTATTATTTATTCTTGTTCTTTTTCCTCTTTCAATTCAAAGTCCAATGATGATACACCAAGAATATCTTTCCAATAGTCAGCATATTCTTTTTTGTAATTTTCAATGGATGCTTTTTCCTCTGAAGCTTCTTTACCTGCCAAGAATCCGTGTGGGGTTACAATGATTTTTCCATCTTCATATCCCAAACCATTGATGTGGTTTTTCATTACGGACACTTTTGTTCTGATTGCAAATTTAACACTTCTTTTGTCTTTTGTTGCGGTAATCTTGTTTGTTCCCGCACCTTTTTGATTTCCAAATAAGAAAACTAAAGATGAGTTCAACCAAATTGCTTCACCACCTTTTGCCTTAATTTTTGGTTGACCAAATGGGTTATCAGGTAATTCAACCCAAGGCTGATTAACAATAACCAAAGTGTTTTCGTATTTTGAATCCGATTTACGTGAACCTGAAATACGTTGGTTAATACCCATACCAATCTTATCGGCAAGTACTGATGCGTTGTGTTGTTTACCACCTTTACCATCGTAAGTCATTTTACAAGGAACTGAACCAACAGAATCCCATAAGAACAACAAACTGTAATCCAATTCACCTTTTTCTTGTGCATCTAACAAACTATTAATGTAGTCAGTAATTTGTTCAATGTAATCAAAGTCATTGTTAAAGATGTAAAAACCATCCCAATCAACTTCACCAGTTTCGGGGTCAACAACTTCTTCACATTCAAAACCCATAAGTTTTGCGTGTTCAAAAGACCATTTTTGTTCTGTGATAATGAATACGGGTAGAATACCTTTCTTTTGTGCGTCAACAGCGGCTTTAACCAAAGCGGTTGTTTTTCCTGTGTCTGAGTGACCCAAGAACATATTTAAATGTCCAATTGCGGGACCTGGAAGTCCAACAGCATCCAAGAAGTCAGGACCCAAATCAAAAAATCTTTGGGGTTTGTATTTTGCTGAAGTAGAGAATTTTTTCTTTACTGAGCTGAAATCATTTTTTTTAATAGCCATATATGATATAAATTAATCATGTATGGTACCATATAAGATACCATACATGATGTGTTTTAGTTTATTAGAATGGTAATTCCTCGTCAGGTGACATACCTGCTTGTGGGTCTACAGGTGTACCACCGAATACTTCAGTAGCGTCATCACCGTAAACATATTTCTTAGCCTCAGAATCCCAACGTGGAACTTCACCACGAGCAATTGCTTCCAAGTACTCAACGGGTTTCTTTGAGTAAACATCCGCCCATGTTGTTGGGTCGTTTTTCCAAGCTTCCAATTGTTCAGCGTCTTCTGACAATTTACTTGGGTCATCATACATTACTGTTTGAATTGATGTATATTCTTTTCCTTTTGGTGTTTTTGATTTAACCAATTGGATAATCAAATCACGTCCTTCATTTGGGTCGGTCAAATTACCTTTAGCTCTCCAAATTGGAATAATTTTGTCCAAGATACCATCTTGTTTGTAGTTGTGTTTAAATCTCCAAAATTTAACACCGTCAGCTTCGTTATCACGGTCAATAACTTTAACGATATAAAATTTACGAGCTTTGTACTGTGCAGCCAAATCTTTATCAGATTGTTTGCCAGTTTTCATAAGTTCTTCGTAAACTTCTGTCAAAGGTGAACGTCCGCCTTCATTTTTGTCGGGGTCATAAAATTTGTTGTAAGTACCATTTACCTGAATTTCGTGGAACCATACTTCCTTAAAAGGAGATGAACCATCAGTGGTTGGGAGGATTCTAATTCTTCTTTGTCCTGAGTTTTCACCCTTAGGAAGAATAGCTGCGAAATAACGCTTCATTCTGTCCTCTTGTGACATAATTGGTTGGTCACCAAATGGTTTTGTGTTTTGTTCGTACTGCGCCAGAACGGCATCAAATGTTTTGTCAGTCATCATAATTGTATTTTTATCTTTTAATGTAAGATAAGTATAATACAATTTTTTCAGAAATCAAATTAGTTTTGTAAACCCATGTCAAAAGATTTTCTAACGCTCATCTTGTCGTAGTTTTCTACATCATCAGGTGTTAGAATATATTGTTCTTTTCCTTGTTGTTGCATTTGTGGTTCCTTTTCAGCAAAGAAATCAGACAACTTTTGATTGTAAGGACCAGAATCTAAAGACCTTAATTCTAATTTTTCTTCAGCACTTTTTGGTCTGTATTTTTCAACTTTGTCTTCAATTGAATTAATCTTTTCAAAAATTGAATCCATTTGTGCCAATTTAGTTTCTAAGTCATTTAATTTAGACATCATTGAATTCATATACTCTTCTTGTTTTGACTGCATGTCTTTTTGTGAAGTAACTAATTCTGTGATATCTAACTCTTCAGTTCCGCTATCGCTCTTGTCATTTTTTCCACCTTCAGAATCTCCAGTTTCAATTTCTTCAACATCGGGGTCGTTTTCAATATCAATAGGTGCACCTGTTTCAGGAGCTGCCTCACCTTCGGGTGGAGTTGCACCACCTAATGTAGTATCATCAGGCGCTGGTGGTGGAGGTTCAACCGCACCAGGTTCGTCACCTGCAGGTGGTGGAGGTAATGCAGCATCTTGTTCAACAATG